CACTTGTAAGCCATCTTGATTACCTCGGCAGTGTGGCTAAGGAACTTGTCCACTAGGAACTGCTTGCGTATCTGGCTAATCTGAGCACCCTCGTCTAGTCCAACTAGTTTGTCTGCTAGAGTCAGCAGCGTGTCTTCCATCTCTACTGATCCAGTAGGCGGTGGAGGCGTTGGAGCAAAGTCTAGGTCACCCTTACGGCGATACGGTATCAACCTACCTGGACCCCAATCGTTCGGAGCTTGCCCTACTGGGTGCAGAATCGGAGGCAGAGTTGCCAGGCTGTTTCTGTCTACCCTTGAGTCGCGCTCAACCTTCACTTGGTTTTGTATGCCGCGAAGAACAGATGGGATGGTTGTTGTGTCGTATAGTCGTTTGCTATCCTCAGATAGCTTTGTAACAACCACTGGGTAGTCTTCGTAACCATTGAGAAGTTCAAACTTAGCGTAGCCCGGCACTTGCTCGTTACCGCTGAACTCTTTGTGAAATACTGTGCAATAGATGCCTTCTGCGCCATCTTCTTGGTCAATTAGGCGTTGATACGCATAGCAGATTTCAACTAGTTCATCAGCCTCGTAGGCGTTGTCTGTTAGGCTCAAGCTGCGACGACCTTCCTGTTCGCGCTCAATGGAGTCAATATTTACACCTCTATACTTAGATATGATGTAATCTACAAAGTCTTCGTCCCATCCATCTGTGAATACCTTGTTCTCTAGTTCTAGTGGGGTGTAGTAAGTTTTCCAGAAGCAGTAGGGTGCTCGCTGTGGATCGGTAACATAGGGAGGGAAAAAGAAGTCACCGTCAGGAGCAAGTGTTTTAACATCAGGGGCATTGACCTGTCTGCGAACTATGGGCAGCTCTGCTACTCCAGTCTTTCGTAGATCACGCAAAGCCTTCTTTGCCCGTTTCTTGGTTGTTCCTTCAAAGGTTGCTTGAAGCAAGGCAGTCAGTTCGTCATCGTCCTTTCCTTCCTGTATAGCCGTAGCTACATTGGGGCTGACTTGTGCAATCTGATTAAGGTCCAACTGCTGGAGAATACGTCTATCCTCTCTCTGCCAGCCTATATAGGTAATCAGTATGCCTCGCTCAAGCAAGTAATTAGCACCTAGTTCCATTTCCCGGTGGAACCGAGGTATGTATCCAGAGGATACCATCCATTTTAAAAACCCAGAAACTATGCGACTACGAGCAATATCGCCGCTTTCTACGGGGAATGCTCTGACGTTGGCACGGTTTAAGGATGCCATGAATAAAGATACTAGTCGAGTGATTCTCTCATCGATAAGATGGCACTCCATGTCGCTTGCACCCTCCCAAGGGAAGGCATCTGCTCCGTGCTTACGGTGGTCACGGCTTTTTCCGGGCCAGAAGTTTCTGCGGTCATCGTAAGATGTACGGCAGAGGTCGAAGTATGCTTCTAGTTCTACAACTGTTTGGTCGTAGGCTAGGCGTAAAGTGTTAATATCTGGCTCATCCTGCAGGTAAGTCAGGGACTCAGAAACATTATCAGTTATCATTATTTGAGATTAATCTTTTTTGCACGGATTTTAATAACCGTATAACATGGGTCGATGATACTCCTATTGTATCACATAGCTCTTCATTTGTCATAGCAACAGATGTTTCATGCAAAACATATCTACGAAGTATCTCCCAAGCACACAATCTGTCTACTTGTTCTTTGCACCACTCGCGGTTGAGAGTGATATCACACTCCTTTTCTGACGTATCTGTAGCTTGTTCCATTGATATCTTCAATTGCCTCAAAGGTTACTTGTTTTTTAATTAGCTTACCTTGCCACTTGCGTGGAATGAGCATAGGCACTTTCAAGCCTATCTCCTTGTTGTAAACATAATTGAACTTAGGGTTAGGACATTCACACAAAACTATACCTGAGTAATGCTTAGGTATGATCTCCTCTATCATAAATGAGTCCTCAAGGATGGCTGTGCCTTCCTCGGTTACCCAAGTGTTTCTACCTTTTCCCGTCAATGAACCCTCTGGCAGCTTTTCTACAGCTATACGCATAGCCTCATCAAAGTCTACCTCTTGTTCCTCTGCTATCTTTACTAGTTTCTTTTTAGGCATCAATACCCTCCTTCTGATCTTCTTGTTGTTGTCATTGAGGCATCAGAAACGTAGTCTGGTCCATATCCGTCATTTATCATCCGTAAATAACGTAGAAGGTCAATCCAGTCCTTCAATGGTTCGTCTACCTTTCCTCTGTGTCCCCAGTTAATTAAACTCTGTATTAAATTACCGCATGATGAGTGTATCTTCAAGATGGGTCTGTTGGCATCATCTATCTCTGCATCCGGGTTGTATCGCATCCATTCGTCTAGCCCAGATAGTCCTGTTTCAATGTCTGAGCCACTAGATGGAATGAAGTACATACCCCTAACCGCAAAGCTCTCAAACAGGTCTGTGTTGTTCTCGTTCTCTCTGGCAAAGAAGCGGGAGTCACCTATACGCTCATACACCTCTACACCCAGATCATTTTCTATGTCTAAGAACTCATCTATGTAAGCCTGGACATCATAGCCCAACTTCTTGGCTGCTGGACCAAACCTCCACTTGGGATCACCAGACAATGCCCACTCTCCGTAACTGTCTCTGTCTGGCCACTCACGCAGTATGGTAATAAAACCATTCTTGTCCACAGCAGCCCATATAGCCACATAGTTCCTAGCACCCGCAGGGTCAACAATTTGATACACCGTGTGTGTGTCCTGCCTAATCTCAGGCATCTCATTGGTTACGTGGACATTGGTATTGAAATATGGGAACAGCGTAGTCATTGACTTTACTGGCACTCCATACGCACGGGTGAGTATCTCCTCCCTTGGTCTGCCCTGCAGGTCCTTGGCTATCCGATCATAGCCACCAAAAGGGTTCTCACTTGTATGCAGATAGACAATGCCAGCATCTCTGTTGACGCTATACTGCTTTACAGGAACAGGCTCATCTAGCAACTCTGCGTGTTTAGTCTCTAGAATCTCTGCATCCCTTAGGTAGTCGGCAATGAGTTCTGTGTAGCCATCGATGGGTGTAAACCCTGTGACTAGCCTAGAGTCCCTGGTAGCCAGACGGAAACGCTGTGTGTTGATTAGCGTAGAGTCCCCTAGATACTCATCGTTACCAATACCCACATTCTCAGGGTGATTGCCTAGGTTGGGAAACCCAAACTCAAAGCCCTCCAAGATGGTATGGTTATTGCTAAATTGCGTGTAGGTCTTGAAGTCTACGCGAGTCCTAGTATCTGGGAAAATAAACGACTGCCCGGTAAAACCATTCTGCATAGAGTAGTTAATGTAGCCCTCAATGCCCTTAGTCTTGCGCTTAAACTCCTTGGGCATAAACTCCCATATGGCAGCCTGTTGAACCTTTACGGACGTATCAGCGTTCTGTGAGAACAATACTACGTGTCCATCCATGTGCTTGGTAATGGACTCCATAAATATCTTAGCCATACCCGTAGTCTTAGCACCACGGTTACCACCAAGAACCAATACCTCGTTATACTGAGACAAAGCCCACCTAATCCTATCCCAACTAACTAAGTTCACCCCATGACGCAGGGGATCCTCTATAGTGAGCTTTATAGCGTCCTCACGGGCTTTCCATACATCATACACGGCTTGCGCCCCCTTTGAGTCTAGGAGAGCCTTCAGCCTGCCCCTATCGGGCATATGTATGGTTGGATGCCTAGTCCACTGCATCTTCTTCTACATCTATTACCTCTGCCTCTGGCAAAGCATCTATAAGGCTCATAGCCTCCTCTGGAGTTGTTATGTGCCTAACCTCTATCTTCTGTACATTGTTACCTGTTACATTATCAAAGGTTCTGTGCAACTTCTCCTGTGCTACCGCTAGGTTAGCCAAGTCCTTAGTCTCTGCCTTCTTTATCTTCTCCTCTGCCTCCTCTGAGCCATCTAGGTAACTAGCAGCTATCTTCTCCCCTATACTACTAATCTCATCTATAGTAGAAACCAACTGTATAGCTCTCTCCTGCCTAAACAACCTAGCCTCGTCAGAGGCTTTAACCACACCATTAATACGCCTAGCTATGTAATGGTGCATATCTAAGGTCTTCTTTACCTCATGAATACTAGAACCAGCCAAGAACATAGAAGCCGCAGATAACCATCTCTCTGGGTTATTGTTAGACAAACTATTCTTAGCCGTCTTCTCCTGCTCGTTTGCAAGCATAGGAG